CTCTGAAGAATATCTCTGAGGGAACCGGCAGCGCGATCGACGCAGCAAAAGTTCTGCGCTCCAGCCCGGACCGGATCGGTGAATTGCCACCCAGGTCAGCGTTTGTTCGCCAGGCCACAGACCTTGCAAACCTAGTTGGCGATGCTTGGGGCATGGTAAAGAACGAAGTTGTTGCGCCAAACTTTGCGGCTATTGTTGGCCGTTTAATCCCTGGTGATGAAGGATTGCAGAAAGCAGCCCTCGATGTCCTGGCTAAGACAGAGCCAGCCAATGCCTTCCAGGCAGAGTCAATCGTGCGCCAGGTGAGAGAAACTAGCCTGGTATCAGAGACACAGGAAAGCTTGTTTGGCGATGAAGTGCTGACAACAAGTCTGTTCATGGAGCGGGCAAAGGTTTTAGACCGGGCGCAAAAACAGCTGCGCAAAGACAAGTCTTCATTCCAGAACCTTATCAAGAACGCTACGCGGCTTGAGGATGAAGGCAACCTACTAGCAAGAGATGCAAACCAAAGAAGGGCTCAAGAAGATGGCAAAGCGGTCGCGCTCCTCCAAAGTCAAGCGAACAGAAAAGGCGCTCTCTCAGACGCCCTCACAGCAGCAGCAAGAAACGCTAAAGAAACCGGCAACTACAACGCCGCTACAAGTAGCTTTATCGAAGATGTCAGACGAGCAATTTCAGCAGGCGAGTTTGACCGCGCAGAAGTTGGCGATGTTGGACGCTCTTTCGATGCTCCAGATGAAATCGCGTCAATACGATCTAGCGCAGAGGAAGGCCAGCTAGACGCCTTCGATGATGCGTTTGGTCAAGGATCGCTAGACCAGGCAAGTCAGTTAGAGGGCGATGTCCTGGGCAGCGTGATTGCCAACGATGCAGCTAAGGCAAAGATCGGCAAGCCTGCTGTTATGCCCGAGGATCGCATTGTTCGCTTGCAAGACATGGATAAAATAGAAGCGGAAATCCTTGATGAACAGCTTAAAATATCTCAAGACTTTAAAGATGTCGATGATATTATGGCGCGAGCAGAACGGAATCACGCTGAACTAACGGATGAAATTTTTAAGGCAGCTAAGTTTTCTGGCGCAACGCAGAAAAAAGCGAAGCTAAAAGAGCGCGGTCGGGTCGAGCAAAAAATACAAGACAAATATTCTGGAGATTTAAACTTAATTGCAGACGTTGCGCGAGGCGGTATCAGCGCAGAAACAAACGAAGCGGCAGAAGAATTTATCAATGCTCTATCTAAACGGTATAAGTTGATCGACGAGGGTTACGCTTTTACTGGCGATGGTTACTTTGATCGCAAGCTTGCCGTTATATTTGATGATGGGCAGATTGGCGAAGTGCAGATCTGGCCTCCTGGAATGTTAGAAGCCAAGGTCGGCGGCGGAACAAAGCTTTACAATGTATCGAGAGATCTAAACCAGCCAGATGCGGCTAGGGCTCAAGCTGTTGAAGACATGAAGAAACTATACGGAGAGGTTGCGGGCAATCTTTCTGAAAGCTGGTCGGCGCTTATAAACCGTCAGCTACCTTCCGGCATCGACCAGCCTCTTCTAACAGTCCGAGACTCTACCATTTCGCGCGTGACTTCCGGTGAACGTGTGTCTGAAAGTATCTCGGCGGAAGATATTGGCTTCCAAGATCCGTCTGTTGCAAGCAACACCATTGCGCCTGGTTCTGTTTCGATTGCGGGTATAGACCCATCTACTAGAAAAAATCTCAATGTTGATACCTCCGACACCGATATACTGCTAGAAGAGCTACAAGTCAACTTCAGAGAAGATACCGAAATTCCTATTGGTAGCCGCCTGGACGAAGAGACAAACGAAATCGTGCCGCAATTTCAAACATTGCGTGACATGAAAGATGAATTTGACCAGGATGTTAAGATGCTGGATCGTTTAAGAGGGTGCGCGAAATGAGCTTTAGGGAATGTATTGTTAACGCCCAGGCCGAGGGGACCATTACAGAAGCCCAGGCGAAAGAGGCGCGGGATCTTCTCGACGAGCTTGAAGAGCAGTACCAGGGAAAGATGGGATCTGGCCCCGCTTCCAGCCAAGCTGCGCGTGATGCCTTTGACGCTCTTGAGCGGCAAGCCTTTGAACGTAAGCGCAAAAAGCTTCTAACTGCTAAAGCCTGGCAGCAAGTCAGCTTTAATATGAACCAATATAAGGACCGGCTAGGTCGCAGCAATCCTTTCGCCGCTGCTGTAGCTCACCTTGAGCAAGACGGAATGTCTCGTTTTTCCAGCGTTACGCAAAGGGAAGACGCTATAAAAGGCATGGCTTTTGCTGAAATAAACAAGGTTCTTGGTACGTTTCGGCGCAACCTGGTCGGAGAGGTTCGTCAAAAAGCCCAGCTTAAAAACATGGTTAGAGAGATTTTTGGCGAAAGCACGGGTGATGTCAGCGCAAAAGAGATGGGAGCGGCTGTTACCAAAGTTAACGAAACACTGCGTAAGAAGTTTAATCGCGCCGGTGGTTCTATTGCAAAAAACGAAAAGTTTTATTTGCCTACAAATCATAACAGTTTAGAAATTACAAAGGCTGGATACGAAGATTGGCGCGAAGAAATTTTGTCTACAATTTCACCCAATGACATGACAGACCAGCTGACAGGTCTTGCTTTTACGCCTCAACGCTTAGAGTTGGCTCTAAAAGATGTTTACGAAAGTATCACTACAGAGGGCGCAAACAAAATGTCGCCGGGTGCTGGTGGGCGTGGAAAAAGTCTAGCCAATCAGAGGCAGGACCACCGCTTTTTTGTTTTTAAAGATGCTGATAGTTGGCTCAAATATCAAAGAAGGTTTGGTGACGAAAACGTGTTTGACACTATAGTTTCCCACATTTCCAATATGTCCCGTGACATTTCTATGATGGAAGTGCTTGGGCCTAACCCAACGTCAACTATAACATTTATGAAAGACACGCTGACCAAGCAAGCCAAAATGGCAAAAGATGAAGCCCTAAAGGACAAGGCCCGATCTACCGGCAAGCAACTTGATGATATGTATATGGCCGTGTCTGGCCGCAACAACTCTCCTATCAACAGCAAGTTTGCATCGACAATGGCCGGAACGCGCCAGGTCTTGCAGTCTGCGCAACTTGGTGCGGCAGCGATCTCAGCGGTAACGGATGTCAACTTCCAGCGTCTTGCCCGTCAATTCTCTGGATTGCCTCAAACCGGCATACTCGGAGATTACTTAAAGTATATGAGCCCTCTCGGGGCCAAAGAAAAAGGTGAGCTTGCTATTAGCTCAGGCTTGATTGCCGAGGGTTGGACTAGCCTTGCTGCTGGTCAGATGCGTTTTGTTGGTGATATGTCTGGGCCAGAAGTTACGCGCAGAATATCTGATTTTGTTATGAGGGCGTCCCTCCTATCTCCTATGACCTCTGCTGGGCGCTGGGCATTTGGCATGGAGTTCATGGGTACTGTAGCGCGTAACGCTGGTAAGGCCTTTGACGAGCTTGACCCTAACTTTCGCTCAACAATGGAGCGGTACAATATCCAGGCTACGCAGTGGGACGTAATACGGCGCACAGAAGCTTATGAGCACAAGGGCGCAAAGTTCATACGTCCCACAGACATTGCAGCGCGCACTGATATTGATGAGGCTCTGCGCGATAATATATCTACTCGGTTGCTTGAGATGATAAACACGGAAACCAACTTTGCGGTTCCGTCTACCTCTGTTCGTGGTTCTACGTTCCTTACCGGCGGCACACAGCCTGGTACGCTTACCGGCGAAATGGCGCGATCGTTTGCAATGTATAAAAACTTCGGTGTTACCCTGGTCAATACGCACTTGATGCGGGGTATGCAGCTGCCGCAGTCTTCCTCGAAAGGCGCTTATTATTCAAACCTGCTAATCTCCACAACGCTTATGGGCGCTCTGGCGCTTCAAATGAAAGAGATCTCTAAGGGCAGAGACCCGCGTGAAATGGTTGGAGACAGCGAGGAGACCGCAAAGTTCTGGTTTGCAGCATTTATGCAGGGCGGCGGCTTAGGTATCTTTGGTGATTTCCTAACTTCTGGCACAAGCCGTTATGGGTCGGGGATGGCCGAAACAGTAGCTGGGCCAGTTGTCGGGGCCGGTGATGATCTTCTGAAGCTAACAGTGGGCAATCTATACCAGGCCGCTACAGGCCAGGATACTAATGCAGCTGGGGAGCTAGTTAAGTTTACACAGCGGTACACTCCTGGGTCTTCTCTTTGGTATGGTCGCTTGGCTTTGGAGCGTGGGCTGTGGGACCAAATGCAGTTAATGACTGATCCTAAAGCGAAATCTAAGTTTCGCCGGTTGGAAAGTAGGGCCAGAAAACAAACAGGTCAGAAGTATTGGTGGGGGCCAGGTGACACAACGCCTAGTCGTTCACCAGAAATATCAAGAGCGTTTGAATAGCTCTCTAGGAAATGGGTGAGATATGTGGTACTTTTCGGCTGAGATAAGGATTTAACATGACAGTATCAAGCAGCACAAACCGAGCAAGCTATAGCGGCAATGGATCGCTTACAACTTTTGCTTATAGCTTCAAGGTTTTTGACCAGGATGATCTAACTGTCATCCTTCGCGCAAGCAACGGCACAGAGACCGTCCAGACGATTACAACTCATTACACGGTGACGGGTGTAGGTTCGGCAAACGGCGGCAACGTAGTGTTTGGCAGCGCGCCAGCGTCAGGAGTTACTGTTGTTATCTTGCGAGAGATGGACTTGGAGCAAGGGCTAGACCTGGTTCCTAACGATCCGTTTCCTGCGCAGTCTCTTGAAAACAGCTTAGACAAACTGACGTTTATGGTGCAGCAGCACAACGAGGAGCTTGGCCGGACAATCAAGGCTTCGCGTACAAACGTGATCACTGGTGCTGAATTTACTATATCTGCGGCAGATCGTGCTAATAAGATTTTTGCTTTTGACAGCTCGGGCGATGTTAGCATTACCCAAGAGATCGGTACGTTTCGGGGCAATTGGGCCACGGCTACCGCTTATGAAGTGCGCGACCTGGTTAAAGACACAAGCACTAATAATATCTTTCTAGTAAATGCAGCGCACACTTCTAGCGGCGCGCAGCCACTTACAACAAACGCTAACTCTGCAAAGTATGATTTGATCGTTGATGCAGCGGCAGCGGCCACCAGCGCCACGGCAGCGGCTGCAAGCGAGTCAGCAGCAGAGACAGCAGAAACAAACGCAGAGACTGCTCAAGCGGCTTCTGAGGCAGCAAGGGATGCCAGTGTTGTTGCAAAGAACGCAAGCGTCACGGCGCAAGGCGCGTCAGAAACAGCAAAGGCTGCATCTGAAACAGCCCAGGCTGCGGCGGAAGCTGTCTATGACACATTCGATGATCGTTACTTAGGGGCTAAGTCTACCTCTGGCGGCGATCCCTCTGTGGACAATGACGGCAATGCGCTGATTGATGGCGCACTGTTTTTCGATACTACCAACAACGTCACAAAAGTTTACAACCTTGGCACAACGTCTTGGCTGCGCACCACGCCCACAAGCGTAGAGCAAACCAACATTAACGCTCTAGCAGCTTCTGCGGTTATTGCTGACATGGCAATCCTTGGGACTGCTGACGTAGTGAACGACATGAACATCTTGGCGACTGCTGATGTTGTAACGGATATGAATGTCTTGGCTACAGCAGACGTTGTGACAGACATGAATGTTCTTGGTACGGCGGATGTCGTTAATGACATGAACGTTTTGGGAACCTCGGCCACCGTCACTGCAATGAACCTTTTAGGAACAAGCGCAGTCGTAACAGACATGTCAATTCTGGGAACTGCTGATGTTGTAAATGACATGAATGTCTTAGGCACTTCAGCCAATGTCACTGCAATGAATGTTCTTGGAACGGCTAACAATGTTACAGCAATGTCAAATGTTTCGGGCAGTATCACCAACGTAAACACAGTGGCAACTAACATTGCCAGCGTGAACAGCTTTGGCGAAACGTACCGCATTGCGTCAAGCGATCCAGCATCTAGCCTAAATGAAGGCGATTTGGTTTTCAACACAACATCTAACAAGGTAAGGGTCTATAACGGATCGGCATGGCAGGACGTTGCGCCGGTTGCAACAAGCCTCACTGTGTCACAGATCAGCGATCTTACAGCTAACGCCACAGAATTAAACGTATTAGATGGAATCCCTGGCACGTTGACAGCCACCGAAATCGGCTATCTTGACGGTGTTACATCTAGTGTTCAAACGCAGCTTAATGCCGCTGCAACAACAGGTAAGGCAATCGCAATGGCGATTGTCTTCGGTTAAAGGAGAAGCCACATGGCCGCACCAAACGTAGTAAATGTCGCCACAATCACCGCCAAGTCGGCGCTGGTGGCTTTATCTTCAACCTCGCAAACAACGCTGGTCAGCAACGCTGCATCAAGTGGCAAGGTGTTTAAGATTAATATGATCCAGATTGCTAACGTCGATGGCTCCAATGCCTGCGATGTTACAGTAGACGTTCACAGCGCAGCCTCTGGCGGTGGCACAGCTTACTCGCTGGTCAGCACGATTTCGGTTCCGGCTGACGCATCCTTGGTCGCTGTAGACAAAGGCACAGCTTTGTATCTTGAGGAAGACCGTTCCATTACGGCGACTGCTGGCACTGCGAATGATCTGGAAGTGATCGTTAGCTACGAGGAAATTAGCTAATAGGAGCCTCTGATGGCTAAACGTACAGGTGGCTTTATAGGCCAAGACGGGATCAACGCACCTGACCAAGCGACAGGGGTTACTGGCACGGCTGGTAATTCGCAGGTTGATGTTAGCTTTACCTCCCCGTCTGATGTAGGCGGTGCGGCGATTACAGAGTACCGCGTAACGGATAGCACGGGCGCTTTCGGCGCTACGGGGTCGTCCTCGCCTATCACTGTCACGGGCCTCACCAACGGCACAAGCTACACGTTCAACGTATGGGCGATCAATCCGTTTGGGTGGTCTAGCCCTAGTGATGCGAGTGGGAGTGTTAGTCCTGTTGCTCCTCCAAGGGCTTTTTGGATTGCAAGGACTACTGTAAACCTGTTTTATTCAGTGATTACTACGACAGGGAATACAACAGATTGGGGGTCTAATATGCGTTATGCTGAATATAATACCCCAACAATGTCTTCTTCTACTAGAGCTGTTGTTACAGGTTTTGAAAACAGCTCTGCCCCCGTTTATTCAACTTATATAGAGCAAATGAACTTAACATCCTCTGGTACGTCTACACTATTTGGGGAACTTGCTGGTCATAATGGTGCTTTGCGAGGCATTGGTTTATCTAACGGAACCAGAGGCTGTTTTACTATAGGTTATGACGGCAGCACAATTAGAAACACAATAGAGTATGTGACTATTGCTTCAGCGTCGAATGCTACCGATTTTGGAGACATGACACAAGCAGTTTGGCTAGCTGCAGCATGTGCATCTCCAACAAGAGGTATGATCGGTGGTGGTAACACTGGATCAACAAACGTAAACCGATTAGAATATATAACCATAGCGTCTACAGGTAACGGAACAGATACTGGCGACTTAGTTTCTGATACAAACGGTTTACAAAGTTGCTCAAGTTCTACACGCGCTCTTTGGTGTGGTGGTGATATTAACACTGGAACAGTAAACAAGATTGAGTATCAAACAATTGCAAGTGGTGGTAACTCATCTGATTTTGGTGACTTAACGAATGTCTTGAGATATGGCGCAGCAGGCAGCTCAGAAATAAGAGCTTTAATTGCTGGTGAGTTCCCTGGTAACACTAACGGTATAGATTATGTCACTATAGCGTCTACAGGTAATGCTACGGACTTTGGTGATCTTACCAATAACGAAACTAATGGAATTTCTTGTGCATCTACCGCCCACGGAGGACTTCAATAATGCCCAATTATCAAGGTGTATGGAGCCTGTCCGAGCAGTATCAGAATGCGGCAGCATGGCAGGGGGATAATGTTCCGCCTCTTAGCGGGGATATAGGTTTATTTTTCGGGTCTCAGAACGTAATTCAATATATACAAATATCTACTTTAGGAAACGCCGCAGACTTTGGTGATATGACCACCAACGGCGAGTTTCCCGGTGTTGTCGCAAGCTCCACCAGGGCCGTGCGTGGTGGGGATGACCAAGCCACCACCGTAATGGATTTCGTAACTATCGTGTCAAGAGGTAACGCTACGGACTTTGGCGACCTTATTGAAACATCATATGGTGGACTTGCAGGGTGTGGCAGTAGCACTAGGGGGCTTATAGGGGGCGGAAATGTTGGTGCAGGGCATACAGATGTTATTCAATATGTGACTATTGCATCGGCAGGTAACGCCACAGACTTTGGAAATTTGACTGTAGGCAGAGCAACTCTTGCTTCGTTCTCCAGTACAACAAGAGGTGTTTGGGCGGGTGGAGATCCAGCGGGTGCATCAACGTCAGATAGAATAGACTACGTTACAATCGCATCTACAGGAAATGCGGCAACTTTTGGGACGTTAAGCTCCGCTAGAAATAACGTGGCTGGCTGCTCTAGTTCCACTAGAGGTTTGATTTTTAACGGGTTTACAGGTGCAGCAACCACCAACATTATAGAATATGTCACTATTGCTTCCACGGGAAACACTACAGATTTCGGGGACACTGCGGGTGACAGTCGCCAACGTGCTTCAACATCAAATAGCACTCGCGGGATCGTTGCTGGTGGTCAGAGTTTTACCAGCACCATTGAATATGTGACCATTGCCAGCACGGGTAATTCTGCGGATTTTGGAGATTTGGCTACTAACGCTTCATCGTTTTCGGGTGGTTCCAACGCCCACGGAGGACTGTCATAATGACTAAACGCTACCTCGGAAACATCATCACGCAGAACCCGACAGCGCCTGCTGGGCCTTTTGAAGATAGCGCAGCCTCTGGCGTGTGGTCACTTGCGGAGGCCTTTGCTTATCAGAAGGCGGGGCTTTGGCCTACGGCGGGGAATGCTGCGGTCTATGCCTTAACTACTCTTTCTAATAATGCAGATTTATTATCCATTCAGAAGTTTATTATTGCAGCGCCGGGTAACACGACAGATTTTGGTGATTTAACAACCGCTAGGGCAAATAAAGCAGGTTCTTGCGGCTCTGCTACTAGAGGTGTCTTTGCAGGTGGCTCTAGTAAAAGTAATATAATTGATTTTGTCACGTTTGCTACTGAAGGAAACGCCACCGACTTTGGTGACTTAACGGATGGCAGAGAAACACTTGCTGGTTTGAGCAATGCAACAAGAGGTGTGTTTGGTGGAGGAGAGGGGTCATCTAACCCGAGCAACATCATTGATTACATTACAATTGCTTCTGCCGGTAATGCTACTGACTTTGGTAATTTAAGCGTTGCAAGGCATACATATAATAATGCCGCATCCTCTACCACTCGAGGCGTTTTCCTTGGTGGACAAGGCTCTAATAGCGGCACTGTTTATGATACCATTGACTATATCACTATTGGGTCAACGGGAAACGCAACTGACTTTGGTAATTTGTCAGGCACAGCTAGGTGGGGTTCTGCGTGTTCCAGTAATGTTAGGATTGTAAATCACATGGGAATACTAGGAGGCTCTGCTTCAAATGCACTTGAATTTGTAACAACTGCTTCTACAGGAAATTCCACTGATTTTGGAGATTTACTGGAAGGTAAATATGGAACAGGCTCTACGTCAAACGGGGTTACGGGGGTGTTTATTGGGGGTTCATCCACATCCGGCACCAACGAAGACGCTATAGAGCAAGTTGTTATAGCTTCAACTGGAAACTCTACTGATTTTGGCAATCTCACAGCAATCGGCAACCGAAGCCCTACCGCTACTAGCGGAAACCACGGCGGCATAGCAGCATGATAACGGGAGAAAACCATGCCTAAAGATACAGTAAAAGAAACGGCATTAGCCACGGTAGACCTTAACATCCAGCTTCCATCTGCGAAACCTGAATATAAGTCCATGCTGGCTAACATTGCCGAGAAGGCTCCTGCAATCGCACGGGCGTCTAGCAACTTCTACAAGTCGCACTCTCAGATGATGAGCGTCACATTAGATGTGACTGCAATCACGCCGATCCGCTCTGTGAAACATAGCCTTGCTGAGATTGAAAAGACCAAGTCTGCCTTGCAGGAGGGTTACTTCCGCATGAAAAAGGAAGAGGTCAAGCTCAAGAAGCTAGAGCGCAAGCTGTCAGAAGAGACCGACGATCTTAAGCGCGAGATGCTGGAAATTAAGATCACTGAGAAGCAAGCGCAAGCTGCAAGCTCCCGTGGCTACGTTGAGGCGGCTGTTCGCAAGCTAAACTTCTTTACCAATCAGTATGACAACCTGATGAAAAAGATCGGCAAGGACGAGTTGACCGAGGAAGATTATGAGCTTGAGGAAATCAAGTATCACATCATGACTTGCATGAAACAGGCGCTAAACTCTGCCCGTCCACGCAACGGCGTGATCGACGAGGGCAACATGATTTACCTGTTTGACCTTGGTATCAACGCAGCGCAAGCGCAGCTAGAAGTCATGTCGTACCTGACTTGGGAAAACGAGCTTATCAAAGAGGGCAAAGCTCCCGAGCATCACCACACTGTGCAATGGCTTACAGCTTGCGCAGATAAATGGGCGCACTGCCCCGGCGACTTTGCAAACAGCCGTGGTTTTGATATACTCGACAGAACATCTTTGACTAACACCCCGCAGATAGAGGATCAAACTGATGGCTCATAAAGTAGTAAAGTACCGCCTTGAAGCGGATGGGACTATCCCAACGTGGCTGACGTTTGGAGTTCCACAGTCAACTGGCGGCATGTACGCGGTTGCAGATAGCGGCACAGCCTCACCGCAAGACTGGATGATGATTGGCATTTCCGCAGATGGCGCTGACACATCCGATGCGATCACAGTGTTTGCGTCCAAGGCAGACTTGCAAACGTATCTTACAACAGAGGCGACAGCAAATAGCTGGACTGACCCTGATCCGAATGACCCTGACGCAACGGTTGCGTTTGACGCGGCGGCACATGCACAACGTGTTTGGGACGATCTCGACGCACTGAACGCGTAAGGAAAGACAATGGATAAACGTACAGTGGCTTCCGCGCATGAGCGCATAGATGGTCTTGAGAAAGAGGTAATTGCCATGCAAACAGAAATGCGAATCCAATTCAAAGATCTGTTTAGTCGTGTCAAACGTATGGAAGCAATCATGATTGGCACAACAGGCTTTATCATTGCACTCTTGGTAGCAGTGCTGACTAAGATGGGCTGACAAAATGATTGACCCGGTAACAGCGGTCGGTCTAGCCACATCGGCTTTTAATATTCTCAAGCAGGGCATTAGTGCTGGCAAAGACATACAGGAAATGAGCGGAACCCTAGCTAAATGGGGCTCCGCTTTTTCTGATTTTCAGTACGCTGAAGACAAAACAAAGAACCCTCCGTTCTACAAAATGATGTCTGACAATAGCAGTAATGCTATCGAGATCTTTGCTCAAAAGAAAAAGATGGAAGCCATGCGCAAGGAGATTAAGGATCACATCTCTTGGACGTATGGTCCTTCTGCATGGGAAGAGGTGCTTGCTATCGAGGGTGAGATGCGCCGCATCCGCAAGGAAGAGGCTTACAAAAAGCAAGAGATGATAGACAGCGCTATCAACTTTGTTCTCGGGACTTTTATATTTGCCATTGCTGCGGCTGGGATTGTGACAGGCTTTTATTATCTTGGGCGTTATCAGGGGAAGTGGTGATGTGGTTCTTAGTTTGGTTTCAAGTTATGAATAATAACATTGAGCACTATCAGCTTAATCAATTTACCACTGAGATGGAGTGTGCCGAGGCTCTTGAGGATGCAAAAGTCTTGATAACGACAAGTCAAACCACGGTGTACTGCTTTGAGGTTATACCAGAATAAAAAGGGTGATTACGTTGTGTATGACAAAGATGAAAAAGTTGTTATAATAACCCACCACAAGCACTATGCGATAGCGTATGCCAGGAGTTTAAACAATGAGTGAGTACGATCTAAACAGCAACGGCAAGATTGATCCAGACGAGCGAGAGCTTATGCTCGAGGATCGTAGGCTGCGCATGGAAGACGCTGATCACAAGCGCGATGCTCAGTTGCGCATGACATGGTTCGCTCTCTTCGGCCTTCTAATCTATCCTGTTGGTATCGTGGCTGCTGACATATGGGGGTATGACACCACTGGTCAGCTGTTGGCCGACATTGCCCCCACTTATTTCATAGCAATCAGCGGCCTTGTTGCTGCGTTCTTTGGCTTCAGCGCAATGGGAGCAAAGAAATGATTGGTCAAATAGTGGCTTCTCTTGGTGGTCTTGCAACAAGTTACATTGACGGAAAAACTGCCGTTAAAAAAGCAGAAGCACAGACGAAAATGAAAATTGCTACTGGTGAAATAAGCTGGGAACAAGCTGCTATCGAAGCCAGTAGGGACAGTTGGAAGGATGAGGCATGGACGCTGTGCTTCATTGCAATCGTTTTGGGGAGCTTTATACCTGGGCTTCAACCGTACATGGAACAAGGATTTAAGAATCTGGAAGCTGCACCAAGCTGGTTTTCATGGGCCATGTATGCTTCAATTGCAGCGAGCTTCGGTATCCGGACAATGAAAGGGTTTAAAAAATGAGTTACAAACTAGGTAAACGCAGCCTTGATAGGTTGATCGGTGTTGATGAACGCATGGTTGCTGTTGTTAAGTATGCAATCAATGTAACTAAGCAGGACTTCTCTGTGATCTGTGGGCTGCGCACGATCGAGGAGCAAAGGGCTCTTGTTGCTAAGGGTGCTAGTCAAACAATGAAGTCAAAGCACATTGATGGATTTGCTGTAGACCTTATGGCTTACGTTGACGGTGGTAGGTGGGAGCTTAATCTGTATGACGAGATTGCTGACGCTATGTCAGAGGCAGCGCGTGAGGTAGATGTTCCTATTCGTTGGGGTGCAGCCTGGTCTGTGCCAAACATTGCTCAGTACGGTGAGGGCAACATGGAAGATGCAATGAATAGTTACATTGATTTGCGCAGATCGCAGGGTCGCAGGCCATTCATAGATGGCCCTCATTTTGAGCTTATGACATAGGACAGAGACATGGCTAAACCAGGACTATACAAAAATATCGACAACAAAAGAAAAAGGATCGCTGCTGGATCTGGTGAGAAAATGAGAAAGCCGGGCAGCAAGGGCGCACCAACAGCGCAGGCTTTCAAGGATAGCGAGAAGACCGCTAAAAAGAAATCCATGATGAGCCGGAAGGCCTAACATGAGCAGGCCACCAGAAAGAACCGGCAACAGTGGACGCCGCGCAGCCTTCTTGCAACGCATGGGCAAGATGCCTGGGCCAACAAAGAAGAAAGACGGTACAGACACGCCGCTCCTTAAATCTCTGAAGGCCTGGGGCGCGTCATCGAAGAGCGAAGCCGTGGCAAAAGGCAAGCGAATTTCCATGATGAATAAAAAGAAAAACAGCGCATAAAAGCTTGAAGCTATTTGGTGCGCTGCTATAAATATCTAGTGGGTGGCTTTCATCACAATACAAATCGCTTTGTCCCAATCGGGCGGTTGTTTACCTCGGTGACGTTGCTACCAAAAAGCGCCAACTTTTAAATATCAACGGCCACTCACACGATCCCTAAAATATAATGCCGACCAGCATCATTAAACCAGCGCCGCTTGCGAAGCCAAAAACGGCTCCAATCAGACCAGCTGCGTTTATCATTCGCTCAAGTTCTTTGTCACTCATTGCCCGGCTCCTCTGGTAAATAGTAGTGCCAGTATGTTCGACCGTACCTATTAGACGTTCCTTTATATCTATGCAGCTTACCAGCCTGGGCCATTCCGTTGACAAAACCGTTAACGCTTTGCGTTGTCATATCGACATCTTGTTTACTGAGCTTTTGGCTAATCTCTCTGGCAGTTAAGTCTTCACTTGGGCTGAAACAATTTACTATCATTTCACGCACCTTTTCCGCTGCATTGATCTGTTCCATTTTCGCCAGGTGGATCGCAACTACGGCAGACCCTTTCTTTTTTTCTAGAACAGGAAGGGGCGGTCGCTTTTTCAGCATCGCCATTTCAATCTCAAACTCCATAACATTCCAGGCGTAAGCGATCTCTTTCTTTTCAGCCGGTGTTTTAGCAAGAGCTATTTGTTCGATTGCCCGTTCTCTTCTAGCTTTCTTTCTATCATTGAAGCTAGAGCTAGGATTTCTTCTAATTGCATTGTTAGGTTGAGCCTGTTTTTTTTCCTGCTGTCTTCGATCATTAGGTTCAGAAGCCGCTTTAACCGTTGCAGATACTTTAGCTGTTCGCGCGTTTCTTCCATCTTCATTTTCCCTGTAAGTGTGAAACCTAATGCCGTATTTTGATGCTGCCCTTGAGACAGCGGTGGGTGAAAGCAAGGTTAGCTCTGCGGCTTGACCCTGCGTTAAACCCATGTTGGCACAGCGAATTAACGCTGCAACTTCTTTGTCCGTAATTCTTACGCTTGCCATTTAAAGATCCCCCTCAGTTTCGAGAGGTTCTACTTGCCCGCTTCCGTTGCAGTTCTCGCAATCGTACATCTTACCTTCAAAATCCCCGTGCCATGTTGAGCTTTTAGAAACCCAATCATCTAATTCGACACGGCCATCACCATCACATTCGGGGCAATCAATAAACTTTTGCATGTTGTACCTCGTATCTATCAGCTTGTTTGCTGCTTTTATAATGCCAGGGGCGCAGGTTATTTCAACGCCCCTGGTAAATCAGATCACCGCCAGTTGTTTGG